ATGCCACTGTTCGATAGCGTGGACCACCTTGAGGCGGGCAATCCCCAGGTCAACCAGTACCTCGCCACCCTGAGTCTTGGCAAGGTCCCCGACGCGGGGATCGTGTATGAGCTGGCCGTCGACTGGCTGCTGGAGCAGCGCCACAGCGAAAACAACTACAAGACCTATCGCAGTGAGCTGACCACTTTTTTGCACTGGTGTTTTTGCGAGGTGGCCATCAGCCCCAGGGATCTCACCAGGCGCATCATGATGCGCTATCTCGACTATTGCCAGGCGCCACCGTCCGGACTGATTGCCTACCGCAACGTCGCCCAGTTCGTGCTCGACAAGGAGTGGGGGGAAAGGTTGCCAAACCCCCTGTGGCGTCCGTTTCTTGGCAAGCGGGAACTGGGCCGGGAGCTGCCGTATCGACTGAGTGAGCAGGCGATGAAGACAAAACTCGCCATTTTGTCCGCCTTCTTCCAGTTTCTCATCCAGGAGGAGTACATGGATCGCAATCCGGCTCTCCTGCTGCAGCGGGTTAAACGTGCGGGCCCCCAGGAGGCTGGTGAAGATGCGCAATCCTTCACCGAGCTGCAATGGTCCTATGTGATGCAAGCCGCCGAACAGCTCGCTGCCGAATGCCCGGCACAACATGAGCGCAGCCGCTTTCTCATCTGTCTGATGTATGCCTGTTATCTGCGAATTTCCGAGGTGGCGGCCAGGCCGGGTTTCAGCCCCGTCATGGGCCAGTTTCGACGTGACGCCAAAACGGGCGTCTGGGGTTATGACATTCCCCGCAGCAAAGGCGGTAAACGTCGCACCGTGGCCGTTTCACAGGCTCTGCTCGAAGCCCTGGCTCGCTATCGTACCTTTCTTGGACTTTCGCCACTGCCGGCCCCCGGGGAGCAGACCCCGCTGTTCGTACGCCACAAGGCGGCGGCCCATGGCCGCGAACAAGGCGAACTCAATGCCAATCTGGGTATCCGCCAGCTACGAGACCTGGTAATGGCGGTATTTGAACAGGCCGCAAGCCTCGCCGAACAAGATGGTTTTGATCAGGATGCCGCTGAAATGCGAACCCTGACGCCGCACTCCATTCGCCATACCGGTATCACCCATGACATCAATCTGCACGGCCGGCCTTTATCCCACGTACAAGCCGATGCGGGACATGACAGCATCGACACCACCTCCAAGTACCTGCACACCGGCAACCGGGAACGTCACGAGAGTGCCAGCCGCAAGCCGCTGGACCACTTGCTCGACCAGAACCGTACATATGACTGATAACCAATGGTGAACAATAAAACTGCACTCATAACCAAGACACGGGACCTAAAGGCAATCCTTGATTGACCATGCCCTGGGACTCATAAATTCGACACCGCGCATAATGTCGGGTTTTGTTAAATGCCCATCTGAAACCTGCCGATAAGCCACCCCACGCAATTTTGCTGGTTTATCAGGTATTTACTTGGATGGAACGAGAGTTGACCAAAAACTTCATTTTTCGCTGGTTCGAGTGCGGTTTATCTGAGGAAGAGACGGCAAATTTATGTTTCGTTTCTGTGAGGCAAGTCACAAACTGGGACAGGGGCAAAGAGATCCCGCCAGCCTGTAAGCGGCTGATGCGGATGGCATCAGGGCGGGAGCTACCCACGATTTTCAAGGAGTGGCAGGGANACCCAATATCAGCAAGTCGCTGCCGAGCTTGGTTTTACCAAGTCGCATATCTCCAGCCTGACCACTGGTAAAGTGCAACTCACTGATGCGACTGCAAAAAAGATTGCCGAGGAAATCGGCCTAGACGTTCAGGAAGTGCTGTTAAGCCTTGCCGCCGTCAGGGAGACAGATCCCGAGATAAAGCAGGCTTGGACCGCGCATAATGTCGGGTTTTGTTAAATGCCCATCTGAAACCTGCCGATAAGCCACCCCACGCAATTTTGCTGGTTTATCAGGTATTTACTTGGATGGAACGAGAGTTGACCAAAAACTTCATTTTTCGCTGGTTCGAGTGCGGTTTATCTGAGGAAGAGACGGCAAATTTATGTTTCGTTTCTGTGAGGCAAGTCACAAACTGGGACAGGGGCAAAGAGATCCCGCCAGCCTGTAAGCGGCTGATGCGGATGGCATCAGGGCGGGAGCTACCCACGATTTTCAAGGAGTGGCAGGGATGGCGGATGAAGAATGACTGTCTGATCGCACCGAATGGCGTCATGTTCGACAGAAGGAGGATCGAGACACTAGCCATCATCCAGGCCGAGCTATCAGAGAAGCAAAGGGAAGCCTTCCATTGGCGGAAGAAGCTAGGCATCAAGTAGACAAGGGAGGGGGCGCAAGCCCCCTTTTCGTTCCGGACGCTCTGGGAGTCATGCGGGTAGAATTCCCCCCGTATTACTACACGGGGGGGAGGGGAGCAGGGAACAGCCGGATCCCCTGGGGCAGTCAGTCACCAGGACGGCACAAGACCTTGAGAGCAGCTTGTCTGCGACAGGAGGCCCATGAAGCCACCACACGCGCCCCATAGCCTTCGGCTGGTCGCTCTAACTGGGGCATTAAAGACGGGTTTAGCAGGGAAGGGGGTTGCCCCAGGCTCAGGGCAAGATGGGCGTGTTTCGCCGCGAGACGCTTGAAGGCTTCATCAGCAGCAGAGGGCGGCTTATAGGTGCTGACGCACCTAGTGTTGAGCTGCCAGCCTTGAGACGCGCAGCAGCACGGGCACGGCGTTTAGCGCGGCAATGGTGCCACCATTTAACATAATAAACAGCGTAGCGCGATTGCTGTTTCGATACCAGGACACCTATATTTTTATGTCCGGTCATCGATTGATGCACTTTCGCTATCCCTACCCGCAAAGAGGGCAGCATTGACCCGCTTGCGCAGCGCATCCCCGTCAGGGTCGCAATAAACGTCCACTGGCTGCCCCTGGTATTGGATAACCGCATGGCACGCCGTCATGGGCTTCAAATCGACGAAGAATTGCGGCCACTCTTCGGCATAGATGGCTTGCTCGTCGTCACCTTTACGCAGGGCGAAGCAATATTCGACGTTGTAGACGTCTCGATCACTTTTGGTCAGCACATGACAGTTGATGATCATCCGGTATCCGGCGAACGGGCCTACAGCAAAGACGCCAGCAGCATCCGCAGCAGGAGCGCCACCAGGACGTACATTAGCAGCGGGCGCAGCACCCACTTGCCCAGGAACCGAAATAGCGGCATCAGCGGGCGCAGAAGCCACCACAGGGGCTTTAGCAGGCGAGTCAATATATTGAGGCTTGATGAAACCGAAGAACATACAGAGTCCCCAAATGACCAAAACAAAAAGTATTTTAGGGTCTCGCAGCATCGAGCTGCCCGCGATTGTATCCGAGACTTTACCGGTTGCAGTTGAGTCATAAAGTTTGAAAACATACTTTGGCACCTTATTAAATGGCTTGGCTTGCAGGACATCAGAAAGAGACGTACCGGAGTTATCGGAAAGGTGAAGGACGGTCTTATAACGGCCACCAATGCCCAATATCGCCATATTGGTATGACGAATGGCCGTTTCAGCCGCAGCCCGAATTACCTGGTGCACCTTTTTGATGTTCGGGGTGGTTAATACAAAGTCCCAGTTATGGTGACGGTGCATATCAAAAGCCACGTCGATGGTTTCCGGTCGGCCATCTTCCTTGGCCTTGTCCGGCCCACCTGGATAATCGAGGCGATCTAAATCACTCTGGCGCCATGCTGGCGGAAATACCCGCTGCACCTCATCGACCAGGAAGAAAGCCCCCTTGGGTGCCCAGTGGTAGAACCGTGCCAGATGATCGCGTCCCTCCTGGGATTCCGTCTCGACATAAAGCACCTCAAAGCTGTCTGGCACATCCTTGCCGAGTACCTCACGGCAACGCTCAACCGAGAAGCCCCGCACGTTGGTGATGATGTAGCGACCCGCCTTGATGGCCGGGATCACATCAGTATGAATGGCCCCGCTAGACTTATAGGAACCAGGAGCGCCATGATGGATTTTAATCGACATGCATCACCACCCGAACATATTCAGCAGGAAGCGCGTCACAAACGCCTGGGTTATAACGGACAGGCCTTTATCAAAATGCAGATAGAGCAAAATATCTCTCACCGAAGCGGGCAGGTTATTGAACGACTGGGAGATTAAATCGCTGAATTGCAGATTTATCAGGATTTCCCTGGCAACGTCCCAGGAAAACATCAGCATGAACAGTTTGAACTCAACCCACTGAATCGCCAGCTTAACCGAAATCCAGGCAGTTACCTGGACAGCAAGATTATATATGTCATTAAACAACCCACTGAACAAATCACCCAACCATTCCATATATCACCTCCTGGCAACGATCATTAACGCGATGAAGTAGAAAATAAACATCATGATAGCCGCCAGGGTTTCCCAATAACCCTCGGCCTCAGGGCAAACCTGATAGGACTTGCCAAATATCGAAAACATATCAAAGCATTTAGGTGCAGACGCCGAGCCACTGAATTGGAATTTAAATACTTGGGAAACCTCATCCTTTATTGCCCCGTACTTATCTTTCAATTCGGCTTTCTTGTCATCATACTGTTTATTTATTTTACCCAGGTCTAAAGCACATTTATCACCTTCCTGGCACAAATTAGACTCATAATTTGCCCCAGCCACATGTAAAGGATTATCCGCAGCCCCAGGCATTTTAGAATAATCAATACCCTGACCGCCCCCACCCGAAGAACCGCCACCCGATTTAAGCGCCTCCTTAATATCCATCAAATGCCCATTCACACCATTCCCACCAAGTTGAGACGCTATTTGAGCCGTGTATTGCGCAGCGGTACTCGTTGACCTGTCAATGTTTTGCACCCCACCATAATAATCCCTGTCCATGCGGCCAAACATCTCACCCAACTTTGAATCCCAATAGGACTCACCCAGGCCGCCATCACCACCACCACCAGAGCCCGCCGCGTCGGCCAATTTCTTTAAATGTACATTCGCGACCTCTAACTGAGGCTCAATGCGAGACAAATAAAGATTAGTTCCCTCAATTCGACCGGACGCTTCCTTTATATAAGGCAGCGCCTCATTAAGCCTATCATTAACGCTAGACAATTCGAGTTGGGTCTTAAATGTATTGCCAGAAATATGATTGGAATAATCCTTCAAACCAGAAAGCCTAGAATCAATCTCCGCAAGCTGCTTACCTAAATTAGTATTAATCTTTGAAAGGGTATAACCCACGGTCTGATAACCGTAATGATTAAAATACTGCCAACCAGCAATATTATCGGTATCACCAGGAAGGCTACCATCCCCGCCAGGACTGCCCCCAGTATCGCCACCGTCGCCACCAGTACCAGTGCCCACGGTACATTCCACACCGTTAGACTGTATGGGGCCCATGGTGCCCGTAGATGGCGTTTCAACACAGACTCCAGGGCAAACGACCTGACACCCGCCCAGAGTGGAAGACTCCCATTTAACGCAATAGGGCATTTCTGTACCTATAGGCACATTTTGCAGATTGAGCCCTGCCGGACAGCTCGCAAACGCCCCCAGCGGCACCAGGAAGAGCAGATAAAGCAATCTCACGCGACCCCCAATAAAAAAGGCGACCGAAGCCGCCTTATGTCATATCGAAAACGATGTTCTCCAGCCTTCGACAAAGAACAGAAACCATAGCGTCCCAATCAACAGGGACACGGTTTAAGCCTTACGCATGAGCGCGATCAGGATACCGACGCCGACGACTGTAGCCACGACCATCATCACCTTGGGCGCGGTAGTGGTGACGTCAGACTGGGCAGCATCCAGGGCAGCACCCGCAGCGGCAGCGATACCACCATCAGCAGCATTGGCACCGACAGCAGCTACGGAGCCCACCAGGGCGATACAGCCATTACGGAAATAGTTACGCATACTCGTTTATCCTCTTTTTGCACCTACAATGACACGGGCAATAGCGCCCAGTTTTAAACCCAAAGCCCAAATAACAATCCCAGAGCTAAAGGCAATTCCCACAACCGATATATCGAATTGGAACCAATTAGAGATATCGGTGAGTTTGGTATGCTCCTGGACAGTCAAGAGCACGTAATTACAAGAATCCCCCTCTGAAAGGCGGGTATATCCTTCGGAGGTAATATCTAGGCAAATCATTATTGCGCCCTCGTCGTCGGTCGCTGCGCGCCCTCGCTCCTCCTCCTCGTTGGCGATGGTTGTTTACAGAGGCTTTTTAGATGCTTGGTAGCCGACGACAACGTTACGGGTCGGATTCTGGGGATCCGCTTCCAGAATAAGATCAATCGCCACCAATTTGGGGCAATCAGCCATTTCCTTGATAGTCGGCGCATCATTGCGCAGGGACAACTGGCGAACCTCATAGCCCCAGGAGTTGATATTGCACTCCGGCTTGTTGACGTTATTTGCAGGAGCCAGATATTCCACCTGGGCAAAATCATAAGGCACCGGAGCGCCAGACTTGCGAGAAACACCGTAGCCATGAGTCACGCGAGTGACCAGAACACCAGACAGAATAGACATAGTTATTACCTCGTTGAAGAACCTTGGTTAGGTCGAAAATACAGGCAGCTCGTCCAAGTCAGGAGGGAGCGGCATTCTTAATCGCGCCGGAATATCACTTTCTTCCAGGTGCGCAGTTAATTGGTTAACAATCTTCTCAGGCGATAATCCCTCGATGTTCGCTAACCAATTAACAAGGCGGCCCGCCATACGGGACATATTAAAAACAGCGTTGTCCCTGGACGTTTTGAACTTGTTTTTAAAGGTGGTCAGTCTGACAGGCTTTACTTCCGCTTCCTGGATAGCCGCCAACCATTTATCAAATTGCGGATACATCCCCGCAAAATAGGGGTCTGGGTTTACCAGGACGTCCAGCGGGATAACGCGATCTTTATTGTGCAACTCGCCTTCGGCGCGTACCCAATTCGGATACTCTGCCGACTGCATCTGTTTACCCTTTTCGTATACTCGAGCGCACTTTCCGTTGATGCGGCTGCCCACGTAGAACGAGCAGCCCTTGGTCGGCACCATGCCAAAGCGCTTGGCGATCCCCTTGGCAACCTCGGTGATCACGAACTCGCCCGATTCAATCTTCATCCAGGACGGAGCGCGGCCCCGCTGGGGATGGAACTCGCCGGATTCCGCGCCGGCAATGGCACCCTGGTAGGTGATGTGCTCGCCGCTGTAGTCATCCAGGGCGAGATCCACGCGTGTAATGCGCAGACCAGGAACGTGAGAGATAACATCGTGCAAAGCCTGGAAATCCAGGGCGGCACAACCCACACCGGAAAAACTCACCATACAACCATGGTTTGCCGCACCCCAGCCAATCAGGCCGCATGGGATACCGTCACACAGCAGGTCAGCCGAATTGGCGTAACCGTGCAGGCCAGAGCGGCGAGGGCGCATCGTGAAGCGCGGCTCAGGGATGGGGACACCGATACGGGTATTCAGCTCCTCTAACCAAAGTTCCAGCTCGTTGCAGCAGAGGGCATCCAGGAACTGGACGCCGTAGCAGTCGATCAAGTCATTGTAGGCTTCCCAATACTTAGCACCCTCTACAACCTCGAACTCGGAGAACTTGAGCAGGGCAGTGCAGACCGCTTTCAACTCCTTACGAATGTCGGCACGGGCCTTGTAACCGGAATGCAAAGCACGCTCCATCATTTCGGTCATGGATAGCGTCACGACAGGGGCAGGGGACTTAGGCACCCCCTGGAGGCTTAACCGCTCAGTGGCCTTGTCATATTCCACCGTTGGGGCAGGGGAGACCCCCAGCCGTTCGGCCTTGCCGCACAGGCGTTCTGTCACCTTGTCAAAACGGGTGAGGGGAGCGAAGCCAACCGGACGCTTCCAGAGATAACGCAGCCCCTCGACAGGGGGTTCAGAAATGGCCGCTTGCAGGGCCTTCACGTTGGTATCGAAGCGCGGGATAGCCTTCAAGAGCGCCCCTTGCTTGGCAAGCTCCTTCATCTGAATCAACTCGGTCGGAGCCCAGGTAAAGGACAGATAGTCGATCAGGGTTTTGTTGCCGATAACCCCATTTATCGGCATCACGGAGTTATGACCAGTCATCGAAAAACACTCCCTGGTCATAGAAGCCGCGCCATGTATCCTCGGTGACTTCCACCAGTTCAAACACGGTATCGGGGTACGTCATCGACAGATAGACCCGCAGCTCATGCAGGTCGCGGAACATCTCAACCTGACCCGCGATGCAGGCGGAGTAATCGCCAGTCGGCTCAGCCTGCCAATAGACCTTGCGCTCAGTGAGCGCAGGTGAATCGGTGTTTTGTGGGCTAAAGTAGGTCATGGGTCAATCAGATTNATAATGGACTGACTGGATTAGATCAGATTTAAATCTGANTAACAACGAGTGACTTTTGGCCCTAATAGGTGTGTCATATGCCCAACGAAGCAAGCGAGGAAACAGCAAAATGGACTCAAAAGCACTAATTCAGGCATACATGAGAACCAAAAAGCTAACCCAATATCAGCAAGTCGCTGCCGAGCTTGGTTTTACCAAGTCGCATATCTCCAGCCTGACCACTGGTAAAGTGCAACTCACTGATGCGACTGCAAAAAAGATTGCCGAGGAAATCGGCCTAGACGTTCAGGAAGTGCTGTTAAGCCTTGCCGCCGTCAGGGAGACAGATCCCGAGATAAAGCAGGCTTGGTACAACATTCTTGCGAGGTACTCAAAAAGCACAGGCACAGCGGTAGCCCTTGCGGTTGCTATGTTCCTGAGTCCTAGCCACGGGCCTGACCATACCGCGCATAATGTCGGGTTTTGTTAAATGCCCATCTGAAACCTGCCGATAAGCCACCCCACGCAATTTTGCTGGTTTATCAGGTATTTACTTGGATGGAACGAGAGTTGACCAAAAACTTCATTTTTCGCTGGTTCGAGTGCGGTTTATCTGAGGAAGAGACGGCAAATTTATGTTTCGTTTCTGTGAGGCAAGTCACAAACTGGGACAGGGGCAAAGAGATCCCGCCAGCCTGTAAGCGGCTGATGCNACCCAATATCAGCAAGTCGCTGCCGAGCTTGGTTTTACCAAGTCGCAT